TGAGTTGTATCCCGCATTAAAACTGATTCAGTCTGGCTATTCCGGCATATGCCACGACTACGGCTATGAGTTCTCGTATATCATCGGGAGGGCGAGAGACGTTTTAATCAATCACACACGAGATGTTGATATTAATGAGCCAGACGGACCAACGAATCTTTCCGCATGGGTAAGGCTTAAGAACAAAGAATTACCTCCTTCACTACATCGCTACTGACAATTGACAACTTAACAAACCCAGCTTCGGCTGGGTTTTTTATTGGTGAATTTTCAATATGAGAGGACATGACAATGAACGAGCTGATAAATAGCAACGTCATCAAAATGACCAGCATTGAAATCTCTGAGCTTACAGGTAAGCGTCATGACAATGTGAAACGTACTATCGAAATGCTGGCTAAAAATGGTGTTATCCGACATCCTCAAATTGAGGATTGTGGAAGAATCAATGGGTTAGGCTTAAATCAAAGTTTTCGTGTGTATGTATTCGAAGGCGAACAAGGTAAGCGAGACAGCATTATTGTCGTTGCCCAGTTGTCGCCGGAATTCACCGCTCGTCTTGTTGACCGTTGGCGAGAGCTTGAAGACGCTGCGGTTAATATCCCCAAAACTCTACCAGAAGCGTTGCGCCTTGCTGCTGATCTTGCTGAGCAGAAAATGCAACTGGAAAACCAGCTCGCAATTGCCGCACCTAAAGTTGAGTTTGCCGATCGCGTTGGCGAGGCCAGTGGAATTTTGATTGGAAACTATGCAAAGGTTGTTGGTATTGGTCCAAACAAACTGTTTGCGTGGATGCGCGAACACAAAATCCTTATTGCTTCAGGTTCCCGGCGCAATGTGCCAATGCAGGAATATATGGATCGCGGCTATTTCACAGTGAAAGAAACAGCGGTCAATACAAATCACGGAATACAGATATCGTTCACCACAAAAATCACCGGGCGTGGTCAACAGTGGCTGACCAGAAAGCTGCTCGATAACGGAATGCTGAAAGTAACAGGGGAGGCTGCTTAATGGCTAAACCAGCGCGAAGGAAATGCAAAATATGCAAGGAATGGTTTCACCCGGCATTCTCAAATCAGTGGTGGTGCTGCCCGGAACACGGAACTCAATTAGCACTCGAACGACGAAGTAAAGAACGCGAAAAAGCGGAAAAAGCAGCAGAGAAGAAACGACGACGAGAGGAGCAGAAACAGAAAGATAAACTGAAGATTCGAAAACTCGCCTTAAAGCCCCGCAGTTACTGGATTAAACAAGCCCAACAAGCCGTAAACGCCTTCGTCAGAGAAAGAGACCGCGACTTACCATGTATCTCGTGCGGAACGCTCACGTCTGCTCAGTGGGATGCCGGACATTACCGGACAACTGCTGCGGCACCTCAACTCCGATTTGATGAACGCAATATTCACAAGCAATGCGTGGTGTGCAACCAGCACAAAAGCGGAAATCTCGTTCCGTATCGCGTCGAACTGATTAGCCGCATCGGGCAGGAAGCAGTAGACGAAATCGAATCAAACCATAACCGCCATCGCTGGACTGTCGAAGAATGCAGGGCGATCAAGGCGAAGTATCAGCAGAAACTTAAAGACCTGCGAAACAGCAGAAGTGAGGCCGCATGACGTTCACAGTAAAAACCATTCCTGACATGCTCGTTGAGGCATATGAAAATCAGACCGAGGTAGCCAGAATACTGAACTGTAGTCGCAACACGGTCAGAAAATATATTGGCGATAAAGAAGGCAAACGGCACGCCGTCGTCAACGGTGTCCTTATGGTCCATCGTGGATGGGATAAGGGTAAAGACTCTGATGCGTGATATTCAGCAGGTGCTTGAACGCTGGGGCGCATGGGTGGCCAATAATCATGAGGATGTGAGCTGGTCGCCCATTGCCGCCGGATTTAAGGGGCTGATCCCGTCAAAGGTTAAATCACGGCCTCAGTGTACCGATGACGATGCGCTGATTATCAGCAATTGCATGGCGCAACTGAACGTCAACAACAGCGATTTGCATGATTTTCTGTATGATTATTATGTGTTCGGGATGACGCTTATGTCACTGGGCCGTAAGCATGAGCGCTCTGATTGCTGGGCCGGGCGGGTACTGCAAAAAGCAGAAGGTGTTATTGAGGGGATGTTGATCATGCAGGGAGTAAAGCTGGAAATGGACAGGTACGTTGAGCGTGAACCATCAGGATCACAGGCCAGTCAGTTTGCCGGACGTGCGGGAAATTGAAAGCGCGAGTTTTTACTGTAGAATAGCTGCGGGTGCTTGAGGCTGTCTGCCTCGGGCATGCAGCCGTAAGGCAGACAGAGAAAAGCCCCAGTTAACATTACGCGTCTTGCAGGACGCTTAACATTAATCTGAGGCCAAATCTATGACTTACAAACTTAGGTTAGCCTCTTACGTGCCGAAAGGCAAGGAGAAGTAGGCTATGAAGCAGTAAAAGGCGATGTTAATCGCCCTGATCGTCATCTGTATTACCGTCGTAGTGATAGCACTGGTAACGAGGAAAGACTTCTGCGAGGTACGAATCCGAACCGGCCAGACGGAGGTCGCTGTCTTCGTAGACTACGAATCTGAGAAGTAAGAGACCAGGCAGGGGAGTAATCTCCCGCCACCTCTGATGTGTCTGGCATCCTCAACGCACCCGTACTTTATTTGTCATATGCTCCGCAAAATGCAGGTTGTCGTTGCAACCAATGCGGTAATTTTTTGTGTGCGAGTGCTCAAAAAACGTTGATTTTCATAAAAGGATGATTTTATGCTGCCAGACCAGCGACCAGCGACCAGCGACCAGCGACCAGCGACCAGCGACCAGCGACCAGCGACCAGCGACCAGCGACCAGCGACCAGCGACCAGCGACCAGCGACCAGCGACCAGCAGTAAATCAAGAAAGTCTGTAAAATCTGTTGAGCCGGAAATTACCGAACTGGCGAACTCATGGCTTAAATCTTACAGGCTTGATTACAAGTTGCAGAATGCATCACTTAACGGAGAGATCGATAACGCACTGGACGCTTATTTTTCGAAAAATGGCGGCGCAGGCGGTAATCGTCCCGACGTAAAACTCCTTGTTAAGGACAAATACGGCAAGCAGTATCCCGTTCTCATCGAGTATAAAGGCTACAAGGACAGGCTTATCAGACTTGGCAGCAACGGTATTATTGAGAACAAAGATGCCAGAAAAGAATGGAATTTTAAAAATATTAATGGATACGCGGTGAATGGCGCAGTCCATTATGCCAACGCACTTCTTCAGTTCACCAATTACCCTGATATTATTGCTATTGGTATGACCGGCTGGCGCGATGATGGTACAGGCGAACTGCATCATGAAATCGGCGTGTGGTACGTATCAAAGAATAATTTAGGAGCCGGACAGAAGGTTGGTGAATTCACCGACTTATCGTTCCTTGCTGACAAAAATGTTGATGGATTTCTCAACAAGATAAAGCTGCTTAATCTTCCTCCCGAAGAACTGGAAAAAATCAAGGCCAGCAAAGAGGAAGAGATAGACACGCGACTTTCCCGTCTGAATAACGATATTTACCAGAATGAAAAGGGGCTTGGTGAAAGCGATCGTGTTTACCTTGTTGTGGCTACCGTTATTGCAACGTTGGGGATTCCGGGAAAGTTAGCACCGCTGGATAAAAAAGAACTGACCTCTTCAACGGAGGAGGACTTGCGTGATGGTGATATTATTTTCAGGAAAATAAGGAATTTTTTAAGGCTGAAAGCTGTTCCTGAAACAAAAAGAGAAATGATTTTGCGCTCGTTGCAAAATACGCTGTGGACTGAAAACATTAACAAACCAGTCAACGGTGAAAGCCAGTTAAAGCGCGTGTTTGTTAAAGTTGTTGATGATCTTGGGGAGTATTACAAAATTGGACTGACCACCGATTTTACGGGCAAACTGTTTAATGAGATGTATCGCTGGCTTGGATTTACGCAGGACAAGCTCAATGACGTCGTTCTGACACCACCTTATGTTGCCACATTGCTGGCACGACTCGCCAGAGTAAACAAAGATTCCTATGTGTGGGATTTTGCTACAGGTTCTGCGGGATTGCTTGTGGCTGCAATGAATGAAATGCTCATTGACGCCAGAGAAAATATTCACTCACCGAACGAACTACAACTTAAGGAAGCGCAAATCAAGGCTGAACAGCTTCTTGGCCTTGAGGTGTTATCCAGTATTTATATGCTGGCCATCCTGAATATGATTTTGATGGGGGATGGTAGCTCGAATATCCTCAATAAAGACTCGCTGGCCGATTTTGACGGCAAGTATGGATTTGGGAAAACAGGAGAAAAATTCCCTGCGGACGCATTTATTCTCAATCCTCCGTATTCAGCTAAAGGTAACGGCATGATTTTCGTGCAGAAGGCGCTGTCGATGATGGATAAAGGCTATGCTGCAGTGATTATCCAGAGTTCAGCTGGCACAGGAAAGGCTACGGAGTACAACAAAAAAATACTCAAGGAAAATACCTTGCTGGCAAGCATCAAAATGCCTGCGGATCTGTTTATTGGTAAATCAAGCGTTCAGACGTATATTTACGTTTTTCAGGTAAAAATTCCGCATAACGCGAAACAGGCTGTTAAGTTTATCGACTTTTCCAATGACGGCTACGCTCGCTCTAATCGCAAAAAGGCAAGAAACAATCTTGTTGATGCCGATCGTGCAAAAGAGCGTTATCAGGAGGTTGTGGATCTGGTTCACTTCGGGAAAGGTTGCCTTAATATCTTTACGGAGGATGAATATTTTGAGGGAACAATCGATCCTGATAGTGGTGAGGACTGGAATCAGACCAGGCCAGTAGATGCTAGGCCAACGCTGGAGGATTTCAAAAAGACGGTAGGTGATTACCTTGCATGGGAGGTCTCGCAATTACTGAAAAAACAAGGTGAAAACAATTTTGCGGGAAAGTAAATTCCCCGCTCAGCGATAAATTAAGAAGCGTTGAGTGGGGAGAGTTCAGGATTGGCGATTTGTTCTATGTGAGCACAGGCTCGCTTATCTCCTCAGGAAGATTAAAACCAGGCAAAATCAAACGTGTTTCAGCAAAGAGCGATCAAAACGGTATCATCGGAGAGTTTGATACCGAGTTTATGGATGATGCAAGGCATTATGAAAATTTTATAAGCGTTAATTTTTTTGGAGATGCTTTTTATCATCCTTATTGTGCCAGCGTAGAAATGAAGGTGCATGTTCTTACATTAAAATCAAGTAAGTCCGACTTTAATGCAAAGCGCGGACTGTATGTTGCCAGTATGATTAATAAAGCTTTAAAGGGGCGTTTTAATTATGGTCAACAGTTATCGAGTTCCAAACTCAGAGATGGAGAATATTTCATCTCATTACCAGTGAAAAATAATGAAATTGACTGGTTTTTTATGGATAATTATATAGAAGAGCTGGAAGCGGCCCATATAGAAGAGCTGGAAGCATACCTGATAGCTGCTGGGCTGAGTGATTACCAACTAACGGAAAAAGATTATCTTATCCTGGAACATTTTAAAAATATTGAATTTTCAGGCTTTCCTGTTACTGAGTTATTCTCAGTGTGCAATACAGGAAACATATTGTCTAGAGACATCATAGAAAATAGTGGGGATGTTCCTTATCTTTGTGCTAGCCGTGATAATAACTCTGTTAGTTCTTATATCGCCTATGATGACTCACTCTTGGAAAAAGGGAACTGTATTTTTATTGGTGGTAAGACATTCGTTGTAACTTATCAGGAGCGAGACTTTTTTTCAAACGACAGTCATAATTTGCGACTCTATGTTAACAATGAGGATGGAAGGACAAAGTTTGCTTATTTGGGCATTATTTCATGTATTTATAGGTCTATTTCACATAAATATTCATGGGGGGATAGTGTTAGTAATAGAAAAATTAAGAACGATGTTATTTGGTTGCCAGTGAAAAATAAGTCACCTGACTTTTGTTATATAAATGACCTTATTTCAGTTGTTCATAAGCTTGTCATTAAAGATGTTGTTCAGTACGCAGAACGCAAAATGAACGCATACAGGCAAGCTATAACAAGTCGCGGTTATGATGATTCTGGTGTCAGTTAAAAAACATTTTACAATCGTAAAAATCCTCATATCATGATAAGAATGGTTACATTGCCACGCTGCTTAACCCGCCGATGCGCGGGTTTTTTGTATCCGGAATTCTGTGGGTTACCCTGCCCCCCTTAGAAAGGTGCGACAGCAATTAATAACAAAATCTTAAAAATCGCATATGGCACTATTAGTTTTCTAAATATTGTATATTTTAAGTATTGCAGGATAACCCTGTAACGAAGTTTGCGTAACAGCATTTTGCTCTACGAGTTTGCCAGCCTCCCCCAGTGGCTGGCTTTTTTATGTCCGTAGCGTCAAAGCAGCAATGGCGCTGGGGCGTCGTGCAATTGGCGTTGAGCTGGAGAGCGGGCGTTTTGAGCAGACGGTCAGGGAAGTTCAGAATGTAGTCAGTCAGAACGGATGATATTGCAGAATTAGTTACGTACCGTTATTATCCTGCGCCCGGCCCTTTAGCTCAGTGGTGAGAGCGAGCGACTCATAATCGCCAGGTCGCTGGTTCAAATCCAGCAAGGGCCACCATCACATACCGCCATTAGCTCATCGGGATAGAGCGTCAGCCTTCGAAGCTGGCTGTGCGGGGTTCAAGTCCCCGATGGCGGTCCATTATCAGCATCATGCGTTGTTAGCTCAGTCGGACAGAGCAATTGCCTTCTAAGCAATCGGTCACTGGTTCGAATCCAGTACAACGCGCCATATTTATTTACTTGGCTCGCTTTTGCGGGCCTTTTTTTGTATCTGCGTTACACCATTAACTAATAAATCGAGTGCTTATCAGGAGGCTATGTGAAAAAACTGATGGTGACGATTGGTCCGTTCGAAACAGAAGTTAGTTTTCGTGTTGTTCAGGGGGAGAGTGTACTTGTTGAAGATGTATTTCATGGAAAATCAACAGGTCCTTATGTAAAAGAATATCTTATCGACGCCACGGATGAAAATATTGAGGTGGTGTACGATTCCGTCAATCACCCTGATTTGATCATTAAGGCAAAATTGAAGCCACTTTATTGATCTGACCGGGAGCAATCATAAAATATCTCTGGGTACCCACAAGGAGATAAATATGTTTGTTTCTGAAGTGTTAATGGAAGATAAGGACAACAAAGGATGGGTTAAAGGTTGGGCTGTGGTAAGAAGCTCGCCCTGGCATCTTGTTGGGGTTTTTGCGACAGAGGAAGACGCAGAAATGGAAGCAAGAAAGATGGGAGATAAGTACGAGGTTCACTATGGCTCGCATCGAACAGGAAGTGATGATTTTGTCTGGGGGGAGTAACAGTCGTTTAACCCCAGAATAATCCCGTAACTGAGGTCGCTATTGGCGGCCTTTTTTGTATCCGCGCCACGCCCGGCGCATATCAACCACAGAGCCTTTCGGGGGTGAGCTTACGGAGTGGTCAGTGTGACTTTCTCTGTGGGCAGATCGCTCCCGGGCGTTGGCTCACCCACCCAAAGGAACGTCACGATGTTTGGTATTTTTGGTAAAAAAGCCCGCCGAGCGGCAGTGGAAATTAAAAAGTTTGAGAAACGTGATCTGGCACAGGCGGTTATTAATGCTGCCTATCTGGTGGCCTATGCAGATGGTGAATGTGAGGCTTCAGAGAAAGCGAAGATCGAGCAGATCTTGCGTAACCAGCCTGCGTTGTCCGCGTTTACGTCAGAAATTAATGCGATTAGCGCAACCATTATCGGTCAGCTGGATACGAACTTTAAAATTGGTCGTCGAGCGGCATTGCGTGAAATTGAAGATGTGAAACACGATACGCGTGAAGCGGAAGATGTGCTGGATGTGGCGGTGGCCATTGCGGAGGCAGACGGCGAAATTGAGCCGGAAGAGCGCAAGGTGCTGGAAGAGATTGCCGGTGTTCTGGGTCTTCGTCTGGAGAATCACCAGTGACGGTAAAACTGCGCCTGGCTGTGGCTGCACTCCTGCTGTTTCTGGTGGTGATGGTGGACTTCAGCAGCCGGATAATGTCAGTGCTGGCTGACGGTGTGCTGGTGGCGGGTGTGGTGGTTGTTGCTTTCCCGTTGCTGAAAAAGAAAGCATCAGGCGATTAGCAGGGTATCAGTTACCCGTTGAAATTTTTAAATGCCTCACAATTCAGGCGGTTGACTGTTGTCTGGTTTGCGGGGAGTTTGTTAAAAGAAACTGGCATGGTGAATCCCCCTGTGCGGAGGGGCAATCAGCAACTGGTGTTTTGTCACCGACCCTTATCCTTTCTGTGCGGGTTCAGGTGCTGATACTGAACTCACCGGGAGGCACCCGGCACCATGCAATGGCACATAGCGCCACTCTCCAGCCCCTCTCCGGAGGGGCTGTTTATATTGATTTTGTCAGATGTGAGTAAACTCCTTATGGACTTTGTTGTTTTAGTCCATAAGGACATATTTGCAGAGTGCAACGGTTATTAAAGCATTCATTCAATACGTTATCTGTATTTGTAGGGCATTCCTGGCTGTTTTTGATTAAATTCCAGAATTTTTTATTGAATGGTACTACGTTGTAAATGGTTACAGGTAGCACTTTGTTATTGAGCATGATACCTGTGTGAGTCAGTGTAAATATACTTTCAGGAGGTAAGAAAGCATCCGATTGATACCAGATTATTAATTTTATTTTACTCCATATGACTGAAAAAGATATTCCGCATGATGGCTGGATAACTGTATCAATCACAATCCACTTCATTTAGTTTCCTTGTTTATGTCTTGCTGGTGATGTTCTGAAAAGTATAAATGATATTTTTGAATGTAAACCATAGAGCAGAATTATTTTTCTGATGTTGTTTATTGTTTATTTAAATGCAGGGTGGTTTATATCTCGTCTTGTAGTTTACCCATGCATATCTGCTTGATGATGAGGTTTTTATTTAAGGTATGGTTTTGTGTTTTTTCTGTATTACATGTCAGGTATTTTAAAGAATTATTTTTCAGATGGTGGAAAGAACCATGGCATTTAAACACTATGATGTTGTCAGGGCGGCATCGCCGTCAGACCTTGCGAAACGACTGACACAAAAACTGAAGGAGGGGTGGCAGCCATTTGGCAGTCCGGTGGCCATCACGCCCTATACCCTGATGCAGGCCATTGCGGCGGAAGGTGATGTCACCACACCTGTGGTGGTGAAGCCGTCGGATGGAGAAGGCGCAGTTATCAGCACCACCAGCAACCCGGAGTATTACTTTGTTGTTGCCCTGGCCGGGCAGTCAAACGGTATGGCGTATGGTGAAGGGCTTCCGCTGCCGGAGACATATGACCGTCCGGACCCGCGTATTAAACAGCTGGCGCGTCGCAGCACTGTCACGCCGGGTGGTGCGTCCTGTAACTACAATGACATTATTCCTGCGGACCACTGCCTGCATGATGTTCAGGATTTGAGTAAGTTTTCACACCCGAAAGCCAGCGCAGCTCAGTATGGATGCGTGGGGCAGGGATTACATATCGCGAAGAAATTGTTGCCGTTTATTCCGGCGAATGCCGGTATTCTTCTGGTTCCGTGCTGCCGTGGTGGTTCTGCATTTTTGGCGGGCGATGAAGGTACCTTCAGCGAATCCACCGGCGCAAGCGAGACCTCGGCACGCTGGGGTGTAGATAAGCCACTGTACAAGGACCTGCTTACCCGTACTCAGGCCGCACTGAAGGCTAACCCTAAAAATATTCTGCTTGCAGTGGTCTGGATGCAGGGCGAGTTTGATTTGAAACAGGGTGCATACGCCACTCAGCCGGGGCTGTTTGATTCCATGGTGGAAAAATATCGTTCTGACCTGTCGGAATTCGGAGGTCAGTGTCTCGGGGGCTCTCCGTCATCGGTTCCCTGGATTTGTGGCGACACGACCTACTACTGGAAGCAGACTTATTCTTCGCAATACGATGCGGTGTATGGTGCATACAAGACGAAATCCGCAAAAAAAATCTTCTTTGTGCCGTTTATGACGGATGAAAACGGGCGAAATGTGGGTACCAACGAGCCGTCAGAAGATCCGGATGTTGCGGATATTGGGTATTACGGAGCCGGTGGTCGAACGGACGCCAAAACCTGGACGACGGCCGACCGTAAAACGCATTTTGGATCATGGGCACGTCGTGGGATTATTTCCGACCGTCTGGCAACGGCGATTCTTGTGCATGCCGGGAGAACCGCTGAATTCATTACCGGAAAACAGCCTGATACGGTGAAGCCCACCGGACCTTCCGGTGAAGGTACGGAGAGAGAGCCGGAAGCCCCGGTCAGTAACCGAACCCTGATGAGTCTGCTGGCGTCCGGCGAAGACCTGGCATCACAGGGCTGGCGCTATTATCACAAACCGGCGAGCGGAGACAATGTTAACAAAAACATTGCTGAAGCGGTGGTCAGTGATGCGGGGGCTACGGGAGGTAAGGCCCTGCAACTGAATAAACCGGAAAACCACATCTGGTTTCTGGAGCATGATGCAGCCGGACAGGGAGTGGAGTTACTGAAGAAGGGGGGACGTGTGAGCGTACGGTTTAAGTTGCCGGGTTCACTGGTGCCGAATCGGTTTGCCCTGGGCATTTACTGGCAGTTGTCGTCCCTGCCGGAGGGAGTGACGCTGGCAGAGGAAGGCAACGACATGCTGATGTCCTTCTTCCTGCAGACGGATGCGACGAACCTGAACGCGATGTACCACAAGAAGCCGAATGCGAAGCTGGATACGTTCGGGGTCTTTGATAACGGATGGCACACACTGGCTTTTGAGTTTGCCGGAAACAACAGCATTCAGGTGACGCCGGTACTGGATGAGAAACGGGGGACGCCGTTCACACTGGTGAAATCTCCGGCATCAGGGGCGGCGGACAAACTGCAACTGACAGGCATATCAAAGGCGGCGACATATACGCTGCTGATTGACAGTGTGAAGGTGGAAGTGAACAACGCGGATGCCGCGGCATGATAAAAAAAGCCGCCAGCGGCAGGAACGGAAGCTGGCGGAGGTAATCCCAATGGAGAATCTAACGAAAGGATGCTTTCGACATCAATCATTTCTAAATGAAAACAGTTCTCATTGTCAACCATAACGGTAAGAAACTATGACATTTATTCATCAGGTGATGCTGTACTTCTGTACGGCGGTCTGTGTGCTGTATCTTCTTTCGGGTGGGTACAGGGCAGTGCGCGATTTCTGGCGCAGGCAGATTGATAAAAGGGCCGCAGAGAAAAACAGCGCCAGTCAGTCAGCCGGAGCAAAAACAGAAGCCCCACTCATTCCGGAACAACCTTCTTAATAACCCCTTTCAACGAGAAAATCCTATGTCAGAAATAAAATCGCTGGTCACTGCTGAGGCAGTGAAGGAAGTCCTGCGCTCTGAAGAAGTCCGGAGCGCACTGAAACAGCAACTTCGGCAGAACCTTGAGGCGCGTCTTGATGCAGAAGTGGATGCCATTCTGGATGAATTGCTTGGTGCACAGCCGGAACCATCCCCGGAACTGCTTCCGGAACCACAGGCGGAAGATGTCACCACGGAAAATGGTGATATTCAGCCGGAGCCACCGGTGACGGATATGACAGACACACAGCCAGAATCGGGCACAATGCTGTAACGGTGAGTCAGGGTCATCAGTAAAGAGCTGGTGGCCCTTTTGTTGTTGTGAGCTTCCGAGTACGGGAGACGGGGTATGTACCAGATGGAAAAAATCACAACAGGTGTGTCATACACCACGTCAGCGGTGGGGACGGGATACTGGTTACTGCAGCTGCTGGACAAAGTCTCTCCGTCCCAGTGGGTGGCAATAGGTGTGCTGGGGAGTCTGCTGTTTGGCCTGCTGACGTATCTGACTAACCTGTATTTCAAAATCAGAGAGGACCGGCGTAAGGCGGCGCGGGGAGAGTAAAGTGATGAATAAAAAATACGAACTGGTTGTTAAAGGGATAAATAATTACCCGGATAAGATTACTGTTACTGTGGCACTGGAAATTGGTGGGTATCCGTCACTGTTGTTGCCATATGTGGCGATTAGTCTTGACCGTACTGAAGGTGCCACGCTGGAGTTTTACGAAGCTGAGGCGAAAAAGCAGGCGAAGCAGTTTTTCATGGATGTTGCTGCCGGGTTATGTGAAGGGGATGGTCCGTTGCCGGAAAAGCGGCCCATCATTTTAGAGGCGCAGGATGTGTTGATAATCTACAGAGGAAAACTACCGGGAATAATTACTGGTTCTCTGAAGACTCCACCGCTGGCCTGAAGACTTAACATATCCAGGGATTTGAAATCGATAAATCCTGATAAATATCCATGAACGCAAAAATCAGATACGGCCTGTCGGCTGCCGTTCTGGCGCTGATTGCCGCAGGTGCGCCTGCGCCTGACATTCTCGACCAGTTTCTGGATGAAAAGGAAGGTAACCACACCACGGCATACCGTGATGGTGCGGGTATCTGGACCATCTGCCGTGGAGCCACCCGGGTGGATGGTAAGCCTGTCCTCCCGGGCATGAAGTTGTCGAAGGAAAAATGCGACCAGGTTAACGCCATTGAACGTGATAAGGCGCTGGCATGGGTGGCGAAAAACATCAGAGTGCCACTGACTGAACCCCAGAAAGCGGGTATTGCGTCATTCTGTCCTTACAACATTGGCCCAGGTAAGTGTTTCCCGTCGACGTTTTATAAACGAATTAATGCAGGAGATCGAAAAGGTGCCTGCGAAGCGATTCGCTGGTGGATTAAGGACGGTGGCAGAGACTGCCGTATTCGCTCAAATAACTGTTATGGTCAGGTATCCCGTCGTGACCAGGAGAGCGCTCTGGCGTGCTGGGGAATCGACAGATAAGCAGAATATTTTGCTGAAAAATGACGTTGGCCAGCGCGGGCGGATAACACGAAATCCTGCGAACTGGCAAAATGTAAGTGAATAAAGTTAGGCAGATTATTTCACGCAGAGGCACCGTAATGGTGCCTTTGTCATTTCTGCGCTTCGCACAAGCGTAAATAAACCAAAGAACCTTTCAGGATGAGCCCTGGTGGATAACCGGCAGTGGTCTGGTTAACCCTCTTTGGGCTGGTTATTCCTGTGCGCAGGGTTCATCACTAAAAGGAATCAACCATGAAAGAGATGATTTCTGTCGATCATGAAATATCCATGAGTAGTCTGGATTTTCTGAATAACATTATTAATCCAGCCCGGGCAGAAGCCGGAGAAGTCCCTCATGAACCGCGTAAGTTTCTTGCAAAAATTGAGGATGAGCTAGAGCTTGATGGAACCGGAAAAAAATTCCGGTTAAACAATAACCAGACAAGAACGGCATACTATGATCTGGATTTTGACCAGATGATGCTCGTTGGCATGAGGGAGTCAAAGGCCGTTCGTCGTTCTGTGCTGGCAAGACTCAAAGCGATGCATGGTATTCAGATCCCCCGGACTTTACCTGAGGCGTTGCGATTTGCGGCAAAACTGGCTGAACAGAAAGCAGTGCTGGAAAATCAACTGGCAATAGCAGCGCCGAAGGCTGAATTTGTTGATAACTATGTTGAAGCATCTGGTCTGATGGGATTCCGGGAAGTTGCTAAGTTACTCGGTATCAAAGAAACCGATTTCCGGCTGTTTTTGTTGGAGAACGGAATAATGTATCGCCTCGCTGGAAAAATGACGCCTTACTCGCATCACCTGGATGCGGGGCGGTTTAGCGTGAAAACGGGCGAGGCGGGCAATGGTCATGCTTTTACGCAGGTTAAATTCACCCCAAAAGGTGTTCAGTGGATTGCTGGTCTGCTTGCTGCATGGAGAGCTACCGCAGCATGAAGATGATAAAAACGGACTGGAAATTTTTGCTGGTCTGGCTGATTCCGTTTTTATGGGTGGTTGCCCGGTTAATTACTGCTATTAAGGGGTAAAGATGTCAGACAAACTCATAATGCTGGCGAAGGGCCTTTGTGTAATCGTCGGTATTTCATTTTCACTAATGCTGGTTGCTCTTTTTCTTTCCATAACCTGGATGGCGTTGACTTCGGCAGGGCTGGTGGGGTGAGCATAAACCGAATGCTTTCCGCGTTTACCGTTATTCTGCTGGTGGTCTGTGGTGCGCTGAGGCTGGCAACAGAACCATTACCGCGATAACGCCATCACCTACAAAGCGCAGCGCGATAAAAAAGCCAGAGAGCTGGAGCTGGCAAACGCAACCATTACTGATATGCAGGTGCGCCAGCGCGATGTTGCTGCGCTCGATGCAAAATACTCGAGGGAATTAGCCGATGCGAGAGCTGAAAATGAAACTCTGCGTGCTGATGTTGCCGCTGGTCGTAAGCGCCTGCGGATCAACGCCACCTGCTCCGGTACCGTGCGTGAAGCCACCGGCACCTCCGGCGTGGATAATGCAACCGGCCCCCGACTGGCAGACACCGCTGAACGGGATTATTTCATCCTCAGAGAACGGTTGATGACAATGCAGAAGCAGCTGGAAGGGGCACAGGACTATATCTGCACTCAGTGCCTGAACTAAGTTTTGCTGATGCGCCGTATCGTCGCTGTATTCCCTCATTAACAGAGACCGCAGCCCGACAGGGAGACTCCTCTGCGCGAGTGTGCGGGGATAATCAAAAACGATACACACCGGGGTTTACCGCGTTAACGGAGCGCGGCGTTGTCCCCTCATGGTCGCTGGTTCGGTGCGATGGTGGAAGAAACCGGACGATGTGTTACCTCGCAAGACCTGTTATGTCATGTGTCTGATTTGTGATTTAAGTCGGATAATTGTCGTTGCCATTAAGCAGAGGATTGATGGCCGACAGGGTGGCATTGTTAGAATAAGACTTATTCTTATCTGTGCCGGGAATGAAAATGAAAAGAAATCTTCCGTTAATTATTTTGTTGTCTTCTCTGGTTATGGGCTGTACGCAACATAAAACAGATATGCCCCGACAGTTGGTTAAGGCATTACCACAATATCCGGCCTATGCAGCGGCAAATTATATAAAGGGACGGGTTGATGTGAAGTTTGATATTGGTGCTGATGGTACTGTCACCCGAATTGAGTTTATCCGTTCAGAGCCGCACCATCTGTTTGATGAGCAGGTTGTAAAGGCGATGGCAAAATGGCGATTTGAGAAGGACAGGCCGCGTAAAGGCGTGAAGAAAACGTTTATCTTTAGTCCTTCTGCACCCTGATTATTTCATCAGAAATTAATTATCACTCTGTTGTTATTCTGTACATTCCGGCTGGGTAAGTCTTGTTCCGCCGGGTATGAAGATGAAATATTGTTGGAGGACAGTGGGTACCTGCTCCTGTAACCGAACGTTCATTTCTCGTTATTTGTCATGCTGGCCGGACGCAGATGCGTTGCATCTGTTGCCAGCCTTCTCCTGCAGGCTTCAATAACCCACGCTGAAAAGTTACCGGAACCTTTATGTTCAAGGGCGATATTGATCTGTTCAATCATGTGATTGGGGAAACGGATATTGCGGATTGTGGTTCTGCGGGTCCGGTTTTTCGATGACATATTTATTTCCTTTACTGATTGCCATATGACGGGGATTTTACATGGCTGAGCTTCGTACACTCCAGAGCAGAATCAAAACACTGAACACCCGACGGGTGAATATTCTGAAGGGGGAACAGCGTCGTGTCAGTGGCAGTGCACGTGTTTCCCTCAAGCGTCATATCTGGCTCAGGGATGCCGGGCAGTGCTGTCTCTGTGGTCGTGTGGTTGACCTCTGTGACAGTGAACTCGATCACCGAATTGCACTTCAGTTCGGTGGTGGTAATGAGGAGACGAATCTCTGGACGCTCTGTACCGAATGCCATCGACAAAAGTCAGCTCAGTGAAACGGCGAGTGGTATGCCGGACCCGACGCTGCCGGAGGTGTCCGGAGGTCATGGCAGGGCAGACGATATCATCGGACTGTGACCCGCCCCGGGGGGGGGATCATCCGGCGAAAAAAACGATCGCCCCGGACACCGCCCCCCGTCTCATGCAGAGAAAAAATTCCTGTTTCAGGCCAGTTAACATGTTAACTGGCTGCCCGGGCATTTTTGCGGTTTTTATCTTTATTATTCAGTTTGTTGTGCGAAAAAAATGTTAACTGGCTTTTTCAGCAAATGTTAACCAGGCAGCAGTTAACATTTGCGGCATGAGACGCCGGGAAAAATGGGCTGAACCATACCCGGCTGAGTGCGTTCTGGACCCGGGAGGAGGCTGTGCTGACAACGCAAAAACGAAAATTTGCGCTGGCGCTCATGTCCGGGAAAAACAAAACAGCGTCAGCCATTGCCGCCGGTTATTCGGCGAAGACCGCCAGGGTTAAAGGCTCGCAGCTGGCAAAAGATCCGGAGGTGCTCGCGTTTATAGCCCGTAAACAGTGCGAAACGGTGGAGGTGGATGAGGTTCCTGTTTACCGGCAGAAAAAATCAGAGCAGGAGGATAAACCCCGTCGCCGTGAGGTGGCTGCAATACCACAGCCGGACGAAAACAATCCGGAGATGCCACCGCCCGCGGTGATATCTCATGGTATTGAATATATGGAGGATGGTCTTCCCGATCCGGTGAAAGCCATGGGGCAGATCCTGGTGGAAAACCTCAGAATTGACCCGAAACTGGCACTGGATGCGGCCTGGCGACTGGCGCAGTTCACACACCATAAAAAAGGCGATGCCGGTAAAAAATCGGCAAAAGGTGATGCCGCGAAAAAAGCGGCTAACCGTTTTGCGGTGCCACCACCTCCCCGGCTGGTGGTGAATAACCAGAATGAGGAAAGCGGATGATACCTGTATGGAGCACGGCATGTCCGGACTGGGCAGAGCGCCTGAAAAAGGGGCTGTCGATTATTCCGGCTCCGATTTATCCGGACCAGGCTGCACATGCACTGGCGATTTTTAAACAACTGCGAATTGTGGATGCACCGGGTAGCCCGACGTTCGGGGAGTCCTGTGCACCGTGGGTGTTTGACCTGGTGGCGGCCCTGTTTGGCTCCTACGATGCGCAGACCGGTGTTCGCCATATCAAGGAAGTGTTTATCCTTATCCCCAAGAAAAACAGTAAGTCCACGCTGGCCGCGGGGATCATGATGACGGCGCTGTTACTGAACTGGCGGCAGGCGGCGGGCTACACCATTCTGGCCCCGACCGTGGAGGTGGCGGCTAACGCCTTCAACCCTGCCAGGGATATGGTACGACGGGACGATGATCTGGATGACCTCTGTCAGGTGCAGACACATATCCGGACCATCACCCATCGGGTGACGGACACCACCCTGAAGGTGGTGGCAGCCGATCCGAATACGGTGTCCGGTATCAAGTCCGTGGGGACACTGATTGATGAACTGTGGCTGTTTGGCAAGCAGTACAAAGCGGAAGACATGCTACGTGAAGCCATCGGCGGGCTTGCCTCCCGTCCGGAAGGATTTGTGGTGTACACAACCACCCAGTCGAATGAACCGCCTGCCGGGGTGTTCAGACAGAAACTGCAGTACGCCCGGGATGTCCGTGACGGCAAAATTCATGATCCGCACTTTCTGCCGGTGAT